ACATCACAATTCAACGGATACGATTCAAGGCATTAAGGTTATAATGGCTGGCAGTTTTTTAGGAATGGATGATTATTGCATTGAAAAAAGGATATTTGGGAATCCGGAACAAACTGTAACTGTATGTGATTCAAATGGTATTGTTTGCAATTATGATATTCAATTAAAAGTAGGAGTTTAAAAATGTCGGCTAAAAAAGAAGATTTTGTTAGGATGTTTTCCAAAATAAGTGGATTTCCGCTTTCAAAAAGCAGAAAAATTTATGAATATTATAAAGAAACTCTTATTACTGTTTTAACCGAATATAAAGAATTTAGGCTTTTAGATTTTGGAACTTATAAAATAGAAACGCGAAAAGCAAAAAAAGGAATGAATCCAAAAACAGGCGAACAGGTTGATATTCCTCCCCGTCAATATTTGAAATTTATACCTTGTAGGAGGTTTAAACACTACATTAAAGACTTGGGAAGTGATGTCAAATAGCTACAAAGAAAAAGAATAAACAAGAATTTGAAGTTGCCACGTCTAAATGCGTATCCTGCGGGAAATCATACCCACAAAAGAATGGATTTTACAGACCATCAAAAAGCAAATTGTTTAAAGGGAACAATGGTTATTTGCCGATATGCAATGATTGTTTAAATAATCTTCTCGCCTATTATGTGGATTTACTGGGAGATGAATTAAAAGCCATCGAACGAGTTTGTCTTCATTGGGATATATATTATTCCGAGTCTCTTGCAGAAACGTCTAAAAGAGGAAAAGGGATAAATGATATAATGGGTGTTTATATCAAAAATATAAACCTTGACCAGTATGGTAAAACCTATGACGATACGTTAAAAGAAAGGGTTAATACTATTTGTTCCGTTGAAGAAGCACAGATCGCGGCGGAGAGTGGCGATATAAACATTAGTAAAGCCAGCATTAAAAGGTGGGACGTTGGTTTTACAAATGAGGATGAATATAAGTTTCTTGATGGTCATTATAGCATGTTGAAGAGACAAAATCCAAATTGCGACAGCAATCAGGAAATATTTATCAAGGACTTATGTTATATAAAATTAAAGCAAATGAATGCGCTGAAGAACAATGATATAGATGATTTCAAAAAGTTAACTGAACTTTACAGAGAAACATTTAAACAAGCTGGCTTGAAAACAATACAGGAAACGGATTCAAGCAACGAAGAAACATTGGGCGTTACTTTATCTCTAATAAGCCAATACACACCTGAAGAATATTATAAAGACAAGGAATTATATAAAGACTTTGATGGTATTGGCGATTATATAGAAAGACATCTATTCAGACCATTAAAAAATCTTATCACAGGTTCTAAGGATAGAGATAAAGAATATTGCATCAAAGAAGATGATGAAGATGATTTATAAATTTGCTGATGAAAATCAGAAAAAAATATCGTCTAAGTTTCCTTCTTCTCATTTTTTAGGAAATCCAAAAAACGTTGAAAATTTGCTTTTATGGTCTACTTTTTTTAGAAGAAATTTACATAGGTTTGCCATTGATTATTTAAAAGTTCATCTTCATTTATATCAAATTTTGATATTGTATTTGATGGGCAGAAGCAGATTTATTACTATAATTGCCGTTCGGTCAGCCGCTAAATCATGGCTGATTGCTTTATACGCGTGTTGTATATGCATCTTAAAACCATATACGAAAGTCGTTATTAGTTCGGCTACTAAAAGGCAAAGCAAATTAATTGTTTCAGAAAAGATTAAAAACGAATTAATGAACAAGTCTGTGGCATTGAGGCGTGAAATTAGCAGAATAAAAGACAATGAAAGCGAAGTTATAGTATCGTTTAGAAATCATAGCACTATCGCGATAGTTCCCGCATCGGAGAACGGAAGGGGCTACCGTTCCACTTGTTGTATCAGGGAAGAATTCAGACAAATTAAAAAAGTTATAGACGATAGTGTTTTATCTCCGTTTCAGATTATCAGACAAGCTCCGTATATGGTATTGGAACCATATATATCAATGAAAGATTTACAGGAAGACCCTGTTGATATTTATATCGGCTCTAGCTGGTTGGATAATGGTCATTGGATGTGGGATATAGTAGATAAGACTTATAAAAACATGATTCATAAAGATGGTCATTATTTAATCGCGTTAGATGAAAGTATTGTTTTAAAACATAATATTAAAACGAAATCTCAGCTTGTAAATGAAAGAAGAAAACAAGACTCTTTAACATGGAGAATAGAATATCTGAATGAGCGCGTTAGAGAAAATATAAACGCGTTCTTCCCATACAATATTTTAGTTCAAAACCAAGTCGTTAAAAATCCGTTTTATCCAAGAAGGATAACTGATATTAAATCTAAAAAAAGAAATCCTCACGAAATTTCTAAACAGAACGGTGAAATAAGAATAGTGTCTTGTGATATGGCGTTTGTTGAAGATGAAGAAAACGACAAGTCTGTCTTTTCATGCATCCGTTTATTGCCTGAAATTATTACGGTTTCTACCGAGGCTGTCAAGAATTTGGAGGTTAAACAGGGTTATCGCAGGATAGTGTCATATATGGAAAGCGCATCAGGCGGCGATACTTATCGTCAGGCTGTTCGCATCAGGCAATTATATGAAGATTTTGACGCAGATTATATTGTGCTAGACTCAAGACATGCGGGTATAGCTATATATGATTTGCTCGCAAAAGTTATGTATGACGAAGAAAGAGATTGTGAGTATTCGCCGCTTAGTTGTATGAACGATGAAAGTGTAGCAAACAGGATAAAGGCAGTGGGAGCTAAACCTGTAATATTTACTGTAAACGCATCGCAAAAATTAAATAGCGATATTGCTATTTTAATGAAAAATACTCTTGAAGAAAAGAAAATGGATTTGTTAATCAACAGAAACGAAGCTGTTGAAGAAATCCTTATGAACATTGACGATTATAGGTTGAGCATGGATATTAATACGCAGTTGTTTTATGAACAACCTTTTTTGGAAACGCAGATGCTGATTAACGAAATGATTAATTTGGTTTACGAAAAGAAGGAACAGACTGGAGTTATTGTCATTAGCGAACAAGCAGGAAATAGAAAGGATAGATATACAAGCGTTAGTTATGGTAATTATTTTGCTTCATTGCTTGAAAAGGATTTGCTTTCCGATACGTCCAGTTATGATTATATTTTTGACTACTCATAAATTTAAAAGCGGGGAGGTGATAATGCTTTGGATGAACAAAACGAAAATTCTTATAATTTAGAGACGAACTCTATTAACTTTTTCTCAAGCCCCTTTTTTATGGATAACAATTATTCCGGCATTTCAATAAACACATTAGAAGAATATGTTAAATATCCGATGATATATAATGCTATCTTACGGGAAATATCTAAACAGGCATATAATACAAACGGAATGTATGCGAGAGCGATAGATGTTCGTGTCAGTCTTCCCGTTTTATCTTATATTTTAACTCCCAGAAAGAAAAGTAAAAGTTATAAAAAACGGAAAGAAAGAATTCGTCTGATTCTTAAATTAATCAACCATGCGAAAACAACGAGGGATATTTTAAGGAAACTTGAAGTCGAAGGAATGTATGTTGGAATATTGAGGGATACTATAGCGAGCAATAAAAATATTAACGCAGGTATTGATTCAATAGACCAAATCGAGGGATTATCTCTTGACGATAACTTTATGATTCAACCCTTAGACTTGGATTATTGTAAAATAATTGGTTTTCAAAACAACGTTCCAATCGCATGTTTCAATATGCAATATTTTGACCAATTCAGAAATGGCGATATAGTCAATGAAATTAAAAATTTTCCTAAGAGTTTTTTGAAAGCATATAACGATTACAGAAAAGATTCAAGCAAAAAATGGTTTATACTCGATTATAAAAATACGATTGCCATTACCGCTCGGTCGAGTTTGGATGAACCGTATGGCAGACCTTATGGGCTTTCAAGTTTAGTTGAGATGAAAGTGCAAAGCGATTATGAAAGAAGTCAATATAAACTTATTGCCGAGTTAGCATCCTCGATTTATTATTTGATATTGCCGCCCGGTGAGAAAATGGGAACATGCGCTCTAAACTCGGAACAACAAAGAGAAGTTATTGAATCTTTCAAAAATGCCGTTAAAGTCAATACCCTTGGCAATCAAGCAAAGATAACAACGCTTTCACTTCCGCCAAATACGCAAATAGGAAGGTTTTCAAAAGATTCATCTCTATTAAAAGATACTTTAAGCGATGAGATAATTAAAAAGATTGGCACA